ATGCAAGACGCAGTATCACTAATCGGAAAAATTATTAATATTGAGGGTCAATTACTTACCGTCAAAACATTGTATTTTGTTCCTGGTACTGATAGGATTTATGTAGGTATGGCCACAGCAGGTCATACTTACATAAATTATCCTATTGAGGATTTAATTCCATATTTTCAAAATCAAATTAAGTTATGAGCAAAAAAGAAGTTATAGAAAAAAATGTAGAGATTGCTAATCGAATCCCACCTGGAGATAGATGGCAAGTAATTGGTGTTGAAGGAATCCAAAATGGATTAACTGATGCTTTAGAAGCTTATTATAATGTAGCTACTGTTAAACCAAAAGCATTTAGACTTGGTTTGACCGAAGGTAAATTGTATGCTATTGTAAGTAATGAGGTTGAAATTCAAGAACCAGAACCTAAAAAATATTCAATATACGGAGACTATGAGTTCTAAGAGAGAGCATACATTATGGGTTGAAAAATACCGTAGCCAAACACTTGAGGATTATGTTGGTAATGAAAATATCAAACAAACTATTGATCATTACCTAAAACAAAATGACATTCAAAACTTCCTGTTTTACGGAACAGCAGGTACAGGTAAAACCACACTAGCAAAACTTATTGTTAACAATCTTGATTGTGAATATTTGTACATCAATGCTAGTGATGAAAATGGAATTGACACAATTAGGGAAAAAGTTAAGAGTTTTGCCTCTGTTGCCTCATTTAAACCATTTAAAGTAATTATCTTGGATGAAGCAGATTACATTACAATCCAGGGTCAAGCAGCGCTTCGTAATATTATTGAAACATTTTCAAGATCAACTCGTTTTATCTTAACTTGTAACTATATTGAACGTGTAATTGATCCTCTACAGTCTCGTTGTCAGGTACTAAAAATTGTACCTCCTTCTAAACAAGAGATTGCTTACCATATTATGGATGTCTTTAAACAGGAGGAAGTTGATTGTAGTGCTGATGATTTGAAACTAGTTATCAATCAGCATTATCCTGATATTCGTAAAATGCTTAACACACTACAAATGAGTGTTAACGGCGATGAAATCGTTGTAGATAAGAGTATATTAGTGTCTAATAGCTATAAAAACAAGGTGCTCGCGGAACTATGTAAACCAACATCTAAATCGTTTAATAACATTAGACAAATAATTGCTGACTCAAATGTAAGTGATTTTGAAGACATGTTTAGGTACTTATACGACAATGTAGAAAAATATGCCCCATTAAGTGTAGGTGAAGTAGTAATTTATATTGAAGAGTATCAATATCATTCTAACTTTAGGATCGATAAAGAAATTAACACAATGGCTTTGATTTCTAGAATCTTATCATTAATTTCAAGTAAAAGAGTTATATGAGGAAATTTGTCCTATTTTTCATAATGTGGGTGGCTAGTAATTTATCTATTCCGTTTTGGGCAGTAGGACATATTCATCTAACTATGAATGTATATGATGATATTAAAGAAATAATAGCATCTTTCGGTATGAACATATTAGTTGCTACCGGATTTTATTTAGATTGGAAAAAACATAAAAAAGAAAACAATGAATAATAAACCACAAATGAATGTCAATATTGACATTAAAAACACTAAAGCAATCACATCACCAGAAGGCAATCATGTATTTGCTGAGGGAGTTATTTTACGTAAAGTATCTCGTTTTGTAACAGGTACATCTGAGGACGGAGTTATTCCAGTACCTGTATTTTATGATGTAGCTACAGGAAAAGTATTAGTAGAATTGCTTCCTAAAGAATTAAGAGCCGAATTTGAAGAATCATCTTCAGAACACCAAATGGACTAATCAATGACTATATTTGATTGGCTAAAGTGTATTACGGTAGATAAACAACCCTGGTCATCTTTTACAGAAGACCAGCAAAGTTCGTTTAATTCTTACATGGTTCACCGTTTTGTTAGTATGTATGAAGGGTATACAGAGGTTGCGAATTATGGCCAAAGGATACCATATCCCGAAAAAGAAAAAACCTATAAATACTACTGCCATATGTTACCTAAGAAAAATGTCTTCCTCAAGTACGTGAAAAGTTCACGTAAAAAATCAAACGAACAGTTATTGCAACACATTGCCAATCATTTTACAGTATCCTTAGGTGAGGCAGAGGAATACATTGAGTTATTAAAAAAAGCCGGAGTAGAACAAATCCTTGAAAAATCAGGGATTGACGAAAAGGAAATAAAAAAGTTATTAAAAGAAGTTAAATGACAAAAAACAGCGATTTAGGAACTAGGGGCGAACACCCCCAAGTAAGAACAGTTATCAAAACAGACTCAGTAGTAGATTCTATTGTTGATAGTTTTATCTCCAGAGCAGCCCAAGGTAAAGAAAAGTATGGACATACTTTAGACAGACAAGATTTATCAGTATTAGACTGGATTAATCATGCTCAACAAGAATTACAAGATGGTATTTTGTATCTTGAAAAATTGAAACAGACCCTAGGTGGTAAGTAGTTTTGGGACGGAAGAAAAAAATACCTGCTATTGTAAAGCAGATCAAAAAGCAACCAGTTAATGAGGTTAACTATGCGACTCAAAAATCGATCTCGTATAGTCAACTCTCTATGTATACTAACTGCCCACGCAAATGGTCTTTACAGTATAAAGACGGTCACTACACGTCTGAGTCATCGATTCACATGACGTTTGGGACAGCGTTGCATGAAACTTTACAACATTATATAACAACTATATACGAGGTAAGTGGTGCTGCCGCTGATCGAATTGATTTGGATGCTTATTTTGAAGAACGTTTTAGAGAAACATATTTAAAAGATTATACCTCAAATAAAAAGGTTCACTTTAGTGATCCTGTCCAAATGAGAGAATTCTTTGAAGATGGAATTGAAATTATTAAAGCCGTAAAGAAAAATAGAGCAGGTATTTTTGGAAAAAGGGGATGGCATTTAATTGGTTGTGAGGTTCCTATTGTTTTAACTCCACTACCTCAATTTAATAATGTTTTATATAAAGGTTATTTGGATGTTGTTTTATACAACGAAACTTATAATGAGTTTAAAATCTTAGATATTAAAACATCTACTAAAGGATGGAGTGACTATGAGAAAAAAGACGAAACAAAACAATTCCAATTAATACTTTATAAGTATTTCTTCGCTAAACAATTTGGAGTTGAGATTGATAAAATTGATATACAATTCTTTATTGTTAAACGTAAAATATGGAAAGACTCCCCATTTCCACTCTCCCGAATACAAGAGTTTTCACCAGCATCTGGTAAAGTAAAAGTAAATAAAGCAGTAAACGCTGTAACAAGTTTTATAGAAGGTGTATTTAACACAGACGGTTCTTATAAAGATGTAACTCATGAACCAAATCCTTCGCTTAATGGTTGTAAGTATTGTCCGTTTAAAGATAATAAAGAATTATGTGATAAAGGTATATCTTAAAGAATCCACATATATTTATATACGACAATAAAAATAAAAGCTATGACAAATAAAAAGGATATGACATTAACCTCTGTGAAAGTACAGAGTGAGTTATTCGAGGATTTCAAGATTGCTTGTGTTAAGTACAAATTTTCTTTACAAAAACTTGCCGACCGCACTATTCATTTGTATCTTACAGATGAAGATTTTCGTAAAAAAGTTCATTCACACAACAACCTAGAAATAAAAAACTAAAAAACACATGAATTCAAGTTTTGCTTACTTACCTCCTGATAAGAGGAAGAAAATTATGCTTATTTGTGATGACATTAGAGTTCACTCTGGTGTAGCAACTGTAGGTAGAGAAATTGTAATCCATACTGCCCAACATTTTAATTGGGTAAATATTGGAGGAGCTATTAAACATCCTGATAATGGAAAACGTTTTGATTTATCACAATCAACAAACGATACTACAGGATTAACAGATACATCTGTTACTTTATATCCTGTTGATGAGTATGGTAATCCTGATATTTTGAGACAACTTATCAAAATCGAGAAACCAGATGCAATTATGTTAATTACTGATCCTCGTTATTTTGTTTGGTTGTTTATGATGGAAAACGAAATCCGTAGAACAATCCCTATTACTTACTTGAACATTTGGGATGATTACCCAGCACCTTTATATAACAAACCATTCTATGAGGCCTGTGATTTGTTGATGGGTATTTCAAAACAAACAGTAAATATTAATAGATTAGTTTTAGGAGATGCTGCCGATAGTAGAATTCTTAAGTACATTCCTCACGGACTAAATCATGATATTTTTAAACCTTTAGATAAAAATGATTCTACTTTAAAGGAATTTAAAAAACAATTATTTAAAGGTAAAGAATATGATTTTGCTTTATTGTTTAATTCAAGAAACATCAGACGTAAACAGATTCCAGATACACTTTTAGCATACAGAATTTTTATTGATCAATTACCTATTGAACAAGCTAAAAAATGTTGTTTAGTACTCCATACAGAACGAGTTAACGAACATGGTACTGATTTGGATGCAGTGATTGAATTGTTACTAAATGGTGAACAGTATAATGTTATCTTTACTGATGCTAGATTTGATAACGGACAAATGAACATGTTGTATAATAGTACTGATGCTCAGATTTTGTTAACATCTAATGAGGGTTGGGGATTAAGTTTAACTGAAGCTATTTTAGCTGGTAGACCTATTATTGCTAATGTAACAGGTGGTATGCAGGATCAAATGAGATTTGAAGACGAAAATGGAAACTGGTTCACCCCATCTCCAGAAGTACCTTCAAACCATAGAGGTACTTATAAAAAACATGGTAAGTGGGCTTTCCCAGTATACCCAACATCACGTTCAATTGTTGGTTCACCTCCAACACCATATATTTTTGATGACAGGTGTGAGGCAGAAGATGCAGCTAAACAAATTATGAATGTTTACAATTTGTCTCCCGAAGAACGTGCTGAATTAGGTTTAGCCGGTAGAGAATGGGCTATTAGTGATGAAGCAGGATTTACAGGTGATCATCAAGGTAAAAGAGTAATAGAGGCATTCACCCAGTTATTTGAAACTTGGAAACCAAGAGAAAAATACGAATTAATCAATACAAACGAAGTTAAAGATAGAGTTATAAACCATAAATTGTTATATTAATGAAACCATTATTTATTATAAGTTGCCCTTTTGACACCTACAGTGGCTACGGTGCTCGTTCAAGAGATTTAGTTAAAGCCATTATTGAAACAGATAAATACGAGGTAAAACTCTTATCTCAAAGATGGGGTATCACACCTTTTGGGTTTTGTGATGCTAATCCCGAGTGGTCATTTTTAATGGATCATGCTTTAACATCCCCCCAATTACCTAAACAACCAGAAATTTGGATGCAGATTACAGTACCAAATGAGTTCCAACCTATTGGGAAATTTAATATTGGTTGTACAGCAGGCATTGAAAGTAATGTTTGTCCTGGAGATTGGATTGAAGGTATTAATAGAATGAATTTAACCTTTGTTTCATCACATCATTCTAAAAAAGTATTTGAAGAATCTAAATTTGAAAGAAGAAACAAACAAACTAATGCTTTAGAAGGTGAAGTTGTTTTAGAAAAACCAGTTGAAGTATTATTTGAAGGTGCCGATACAGATGTCTATAAAGTAATTGAATCACACCAAATCAAAAATATTAACCTAGATTCTATTAAAGAAAAATTTGCTTACTTGTTTGTAGGTCATTGGATGGAAGGTGAATTGGGTGAGGATAGAAAAAATGTAGGTTTATTAGTTAAAGCATTTTTCGAAACATTTAAAAATAAAGCCAATAAACCAGCCTTAATCTTAAAAACAGCTCAAGTAGGTTCATCTTATTATGATAGAGAAGAGCTTTTAAAGAAAATCAAGAAAATTAAAAAATCAGTAGGTTCAGATAACTTACCAAACGTTTATTTACTGTGTGGTGATTTTAGTGATTCAGAAATGAATGAAATATATAATCATCCTAAAGTAAAAGCGATGGTTAATTTAACTAAAGGTGAAGGCTATGGACGTCCATTACTTGAATTTACTTTAACTAAAAAGCCTTTGATTACAACAGGTTGGAGTGGACATATGGACTTTTTGAATCCCGAATTTACTAATTTGTTAGGTGGTACACTAACTCCAGTACACCCAAGTACTAAAAATCAATTCTTGATTACAGACTCAAGATGGTTTTCACCAGATTTAGGACAAGTAGGTTTTTATTTAAAAGATGTATTTGAAAACTATAAAAACTATACTGAAAAAGCAAAACGTCAAGCCTTTAAATCTAAAAACGAATTTAGTTGGAATAAAATGGCCGATAAAGTAGATGAATTGCTTACTCAATATGTTCCTGAGTTTCCTCAAGAGGTAGAACTTAAACTACCAGCAATGAAGAAAATTGAAATACCAAAACTTAAAAAATTAAATACAAATGGATAATCTAATTAATTGTACTCGATGTGGTTCTGATGCTTGTTATGTAGATGAAGTAAACCAGGACATTAAAACATATTTTTGTTATGGATGTGGTTTTCAAACCAATTCTTTAATGAAGGAAGGTGAAGAATTTTATGAGCAACAAATAGCTATACTACCAGAACTTTATAAGGATTTATTCCATAAAGATAAAGATGGTAAGTTTTGGATGCCTTCAACAGTAAACATTCCAACTCAAGGAATGATTTTTGCTAATGGAACTAGTGCTTTTAGTTGGAATTGGGCAGCAGTAAAAGCAGTAAAGGTAAGTGAAGAAGACAAAACTAAATATCCAATTCCAGGTAAAGAAGGACAATTCTATGAATGGAGAATGGATATGTCTACTCTTCAAGAGTTTCCTGAGCGTGAATATATGGAAGCCCTTTCGTACATTGGAGTACTACCAGAATGATTAGTATAGCAATAACGGTTTGTAACGAACATAAGGAGTTAGAGACTCTACTTGATTATCTTCAAGAACGAGCTCTATCTCCTGAGTACGAAATTATTATCCAAATTGATAAGGATAATCATACCGATGATGTTATTGGGGTAATTGTAAATAGAGGTATTAAACACTACTTTTTCCCATTAAACAAAGATTTTGCTGCCTATAAAAACGAATTAATCAAACACTGTTCTGGAGAATATATCTTCCAAGTAGATGCTGACGAAATACCTAGTGTTGATTTACTTAACATGTTACCTGGTATTTTAGAGGATAATCCTGATGTGGATGTATACTTAGTTCCTCGGATTAATACCGTAAGTGGTCTCACCGAGGAACACATCCAAAAATGGAAATGGAACGTTGAAGGTGATAGGATTAATTTTCCTGATTACCAGTGGAGAATATACAAAAATATTCCTACAATAAAATGGATAAATAAAGTACACGAACGATTGGATGGGTTTAAAACTTATAGTACATTACCCCCACAAGATGAATTTTGTTTACTTCATCCAAAGACAATTGAACGACAAGAAAAACAAAACAATTTTTACAACACGTTATGATATATTGGTTTACAGGACAACCCGGACACGGTAAAACAGTTTTAGCAGCTGCTTTTAAAGAGTATTTAAATAATGATTGTTTCCATATTTATGGAGATGATATTCGAGAAATTTTTAATAATAAAGACTACTCGGAGGCTGGTCGTAGAAAAAATATTGAGTTGGCTCAACATTTAGCTCATTTTTTATATAGAAAAGGACAAAACGTTGTTGTATCTTTAGTTTCACCTTATAAAGATCAAAGAGATGCTTTTAAAGATAAACTAGGAAAAGGTATTTTGGAATATTATATTCACACAACAGATATTAGAGGTAGGGAAGATTTTCATGTTAGTAACTATGAAGCACCCACAGAAAATTTTTGTGATATAAATACAACAAATATTTCACCATTAGATAGTTTAAAACAAGTTATTAGTTATGCAAAATTGGGATAAAAAATTACACGTAGAATCATCATTGCCGGCTAAACCAGGTCAACACGCTATGTTTGTAGGTAGATGGCAACCACTGCATACAGGACACCAAGAACTATTTAAACGGGCAATGGATGAAGATAAGAATGTCTTGATTTGTATTAGAGACATTCAACCCGATGAAAAAAATCCATTTACAGCTCAACAAGTACTAGAAAACATTACGGAGTTTTATCAAAATGAACCTCGAGTTAAAGTAATGGTTATTCCTGATATTTGTTCAATTGAATTTGGACGTGGTGTTGGTTATGATATTATTGAACACGTTCCACCTACAGCTATTGGAGAAATTTCAGCTACTAAAATTAGGGAACAATTGAGAAATGAAGGTAAGTTATAAAAGACACTTAGCCAAAACTATTACTTGGCGGGTTGTAGGAACAATTGATACTATCCTATTAAGTTGGTTGATTACAGGTAATTTAACTGTTGGTCTAACTATTGGTGGTGTTGAAGTTATGTCGAAAATGATTTTATACTTTATACACGAAAGAGTATGGTATAAATGGGTTAAATTTGGATTAAAAAAAGAAAATGAAACTAAAAGTAGCTCACTTTAATGAACAAGTTTTTAAAGATAAACTTCAACATTTATCTCACTTAGACTTTTCATTATTTATAGAAACCGCTCCTCAATCACAAGATGAGTTGTCGGACATAAACATTATTTCATTCCAGGAACCAAATGAATACTTTGGACTACACGATTGGGTTATTAAAAACCAACATATATTTTCAGTTATTTTAACTCAAAGTGATAAGGTATTAAACAATTGTGAAAATGCTACTTATCAACCTTTTGGACATACTTGGTTAAAACCAGACCAATATGAAAAGGAACATGATAAAGAATTTAAACTAGCCCATTTACAAGGTAAATTACTTAAAACACACGGTCATTCTTTAAGACATGAGGTAACAGCCAGACAAAATGAATTTAGTATTCTTACTAAGTTTTATGAAACGTACGGGGATAGAAGTAATATTGAGGATGCTCGTTTAGGCAAAGAATTTATATTTGGAGACTCACAATTTGGAGTAGTAATTGAAAATACATCTCATAGAGGTTATTTCACTGAAAAAATATTAGATTGTTTTTTATTAAAGACAATTCCGATTTACTGGGGTTGTTCGAACATAGGGGATTATTTTGATATAGACGGTATTATAACGTTTAATAACGTAGATGATTTAATATATAAGACAAACCAATTAAATGAGAATTATTACGAAAATAGAAAAGAAATAATTGAAAAAAATTGGAAATTGGCTTTAGAGTACGTAGATTACGAGCAAAATATAGTTAACACAATCGCAAACATTTTTAAACACAATAAATTAATATGAGAAAAATATGGTACGCTCCTTATAAGTTTGAATCTTATGGGGAAGAAGAAATTAAAGCTGTAGAAGAATCACTACGTTCTGGATGGCTTGGAGGACAAGGTCCCAAATCAGTTGAATTTGAAGAAAAAATTGCTAAACGTTTTGGAAAAAAGTATGGTGTATTTGTTAATTCAGGTTCATCAGCTTGTTTGCTAGCTATTGCTTCTTTAGATTTACCTAAAGGATGTAGTATTATTACCCCTGCTTGTACATTTTCAACTACATTAGCCCCTATTATTCAATTAGGTTACAAACCTAAATTTGTAGATGTAGGACTAAATGATTATGTAGCTGATATTGCTCAAGTAGTTGAAGCTATTACTCCTGATGTAAAAGCAATTATGTTACCTAATTTGATTGGTAATAAACCAGATTGGAAACGTTTGAAACAAGAAATTAAATTGTTAGGCAGAACAGATATTATTTTGATTGAAGATTCAGCTGATACGATTACTGAAACTCCAGAATCAGATGTTGCTACAACTAGTTTTTATGCTTCACACGTTATTACAGCTGGTGGTGTAGGCGGTATGGTAATGTTTAACGATAAAAAACACGTCACTAAGTGTCTACAATACAGAGACTGGGGTAGGTTGGGTGATGATTCGGAAATTATGGATGATCGTTTTAATCACATTGTAGACGGTATTCCTTATGACCATAAGTTTTTGTATTCTGTATTAGGATACCATATGAAAGCTTGTGAAATGAATGCTGCTTTTGGATTAGTTCAATTGCACCGTTTTGAAAAATTCTCACAAATTAGAAGAGAAAATATTGAACGTTATATTGAAAACCTTCAAGGTGTTGGTGATCTAATTCTACCAGATGATTCAATTCAACCAAACTGGTTAGCTATTCCTTTACAAACCAAAAGTCGTTTTGAATTGCTTAACTTCCTAGAAGATAATAACATTCAAACACGAGTAACATTTGCTGGAAACGTAACACGTCACCCTGTTTATAGAGAATATTTGCAAGATTTTAAAAACGCAGATACTATTATGAAAAATGGTTTCTTGTTAGGTGCACACCACGGAATGACTATTGAGGATGTAGATTACGTTTGCGATAAAATTAAAGAATTTTTTAATAAATAAACTATGATTAAAGTAAGTGATGTTGTTGCTGAGTTTTTAAAGCATAAACAAATAGATACTGTATTTGGTATTATTGGTTCGGCTAATTCTCATATTTTTGATTCAATTCAAAATCTAGGATACACAAAAATTATTTGTACACATCACGAACAAGCTGCAATTATGGCAATGGCTGCTTATTACCGAGCATCAGGTAAATTATCAGCAGCCATTGTAACTGCAGGTGCAGGAGCTAGTAATGCTATTACTGGGGTTGTAAGCAACTGGGCTGATTCTATTCCTGGATTTATTATTTCAGGACAAGAACCAAGTACATACCTTGATATTCATAAAAATTTAAGAATGTATGGTACTCAAGGATTCAGTGCTTATGAAATGGTGAAAAATGTTACTAAATATAGTAACGTATTAACTAATCCAAATACAATTCAAACCGAGTTAGAAACACTATATAATATTAGTGTATCTGGAAGACCAGGTCCAACATGGCTAGATATTCCTTTAGACTCACAAGCAAAAAAGGTTAAATTTAAAGGATTTAGTAATTATTCTAATAAATCTTTAAGAACAACAGACGCTTACAACTATGCTGATGATATTATTAAGTTAATAAATCAATCAAAACGTCCTCTTGTATTAGGTGGAATGGGGATCAAGTTAAGTAGTGCTAAAGATAAATTTAAAAAGTTTATTAACACAACTCAATTACCTACTACACTAAGCTGGTCAGGAATTGATTTATTACCTACCAATCACAGTTGTAATTATGGAAGATTTGGTTTATATGGTCAACGAGCAGCTAATTTTATAGCTCAAAATGCCGATTTAATTATAGTTTTAGGAAGCAGATTAGCTTTACCTCAAGTAGGATACGATTTTAGTCAATTTGCTAGAGGAGCTAAAATTGTAGTTGTTGATATTGATGAATTAGAATTAAATAAATACGAGCGAACCATTAAATACAATCACAATGTAAGTATTGTTTTAGACAAATTATTAGAGAATGTTATTAAAATTAATCCTGATATTAGTGAATGGAAAACTAAATGTGATTACTATCGTAGTGAATATCCTATAATCAATGATGATTATAAAGATGACAAGTATGTTAATTCATATAGTTTTGTAAACAAACTAACCCAACAATTATCAGATGACGAAATTATAGTTACTGATATGGGTACAGGTTTATTAAGTGGTCATCAATCAGGTCATTTAAAAGAAAACCAAACCATGTTTACAAGTCAAGGTTTAGGTGAAATGGGTGTTGGTTTACCTTATGCTATTGGGGCAGCGTTTGCTGAACCAAATAAACAAATTACTTGTTTGAATTGTGATGGAGGTATAATGATGAACCTTCAAGAACTACAAACTATAGTACAACATAATCTCCCAGTTAAAATATTCATTTTTAATAATGATGGGTATTTAATGATTAAACATACTCAAAAATTATTCTTTAATGGACGTTATAACTCCGTAGATTCTAATACAGGAATCCAACTACCAGAATTTGAAAGAATTGCTTATGGTTTTAAAATTCCTTATATTAGAATAGATAAAATTGAGGACTTAGATGGAATGGACTTAAATTATAACTCTCCTGTTATTATTGAGGTGTTTATGGATCCTGAACAAAATTTTATACCTAAAGTAAAAGGTGTAATATTAGAAGATGAATCAATTTTTGCCCCACCACTAGAGGAAATGTCTCCATTGTTGCCTTTTGAAACTATTCAAAAAGAAATGATAGTGGATATTAGTGAAAAATCCAAACGAATTAAAAGATGAGAGTACTAATTACAGGAGCAAATGGTTATATTGGAAAATCTTTAACTAATGCTTTAAAAAATGAATATGAAGTAACTACTTTAACCAGACAAAACGCAGATTTAACTGATGCTGAACAGGTTAAAGAATATTTTAAAGATAAATATTTTGATGTAGTTATTCACTGTGCTATTGAAGGTGGATATAGATTAGAAAAAGATGGACCTGAGGTAATAGACAGTAACTTAAAAATGTATTATAATCTTTTAGATAATAAAACACATTTCAATAAATTATTTCATTTTGGGTCAGGAGCAGAAAAACAAGATACATTTTATGGCCTAAGTAAAAAAGTAATCAACGAGTCAATCCAGAATAAAGATAACTTTCACAATATAAGAATATTTGCTGTATTTGATGAAAATGAAAATGACGCTAGATTTGTTAAAACAAATATTCGTAAGTATATTGACAAAGAAGATATAGAAATTTTTATAAATAAGTATATGGATTTCTTTTATATGGAAGACTTTATTACCTTAATAAAATATTGTATAATGCAGGATAATTTACCTAAAACAATTGAATGTTGTTATAATTATAAAACTACTTTATATAATATAGCTGAGATTATTAATAGTTTAGAAAATCATAAAGTGTCTATAAGAATACATAACTGGAAGTTTGGAGAACCATTTAATGGAGAGTTTGTAGATTTAGGATTAGAATTTATTGGATTAGAACAAGGGATAAAAAATGTTTATAATAAATTAAAAAATGAATATTAAGCTTTTACTTCATATAATGCCTTGGGACATTGATTATGCTTTGCTAACCTTTACCCAATTAAAAAAATCAAAATACCATTTGCCAAAAGATGTAAATGTAACTATAGATGTTGAATTAAACCTAACAAGTTATTTATATAATTGGGAAGAAAGTAAATTACCTAAAGATTATTTTATTGATAAATTTGAAACCTTACTTTTATTATTAAAAGACTATAAAGTAAACAAATTTATATACGATGGAAATGAATTATATGGACATTTAAACCACCAAAGAAAAATCATATCTCCAGAAGTAGATTATTATATGATAGCTTGTCCCGATACTTATTTTAGTGAATATGCTTTAGCTTATTTAATTGAATCTGTAAAGCAAATTAACAATAAGTACTTTGTAGTTACTCCTCAAGTATCTAAAGTAGGTGATCCTGATTGGGATAAAATTACAAATCCTAGATATTTAAATATTCCATACACTGATTACTTAAAAACAGATGTTTATGATCTTAGATATGAAAGTAAAATATCAGACGAGGAAATAAATTTAAAACTTTTAGGTAAAAGTAAGTTTGCTGGGTGGTTTGATCTTTATAGTAAAGCATTTTATGAGGAATTATGTCCTGTCCAAGAGGATTGGATAGGATATGGTCCTTGGGATCATTACTCAATGATGGTAGCTGATTTTGTTAAACATCATGGAGTGGATTTTCAACAATATCTTCTTCAAGGAGAAACAATTTGGATGTACCCTTCAGGTCCATTACTAGAAAATGGAGCAAATGGATTTACACAATATTATAGAGATAGACTAAAAACAAACGACATTCCAAATCAAAGAAAAACATTTGAATCTAAATTTCAAGAATACATAAACAAAGGTATTGAACAACTAAAAATAAAAAATATTATTTCAAAAACAGTTTACGCATCATTTCAATCATGATATCATTAATTATTCCAACCAACAAGACAAATTCAGAGTATACCTCTAACATTGTAAAAAATATTAGAGAAATTTATCCTGACGAAAATCAAGTAGAAATTATAGTATCCGAAGACGATACTGTAACTATGGGTGTTAATTATAATAACGCTGTAGCTAAAGCAAACGGTGAAAAAATCATTTTATTACACAATGACATGGTTATTAAACCAGGTTTTGTAGAACAAATGGATAAAGACATTGTTAAAGGTAGAATTACAGCTTATACTAGAGTAGAACCACCTACATTCCCAAATGAATTCCCAGGTAAAAAAGTGGTTGATTGTGGAGTTGATTTAGCATCTTTTAACTACCAAAAGTTTTTAGATATTAAAATTGAACATGATCTAATAGAACCAGTTGGTCCATTTGGTGGTGCTCAAATGTTTTTTGGTTGCATGAAAGAAGATTATTTAGGTATTGATGGTTATACTTTTAGATTATTCTGTGAGGATGATGATTTACACTTAAGACATAAGTTGGCAGGCTATGAACAAAAAGTAAGTTCAGCTCATGTTTATCACTTTGTTAGTAAAACATCTCGTGTAGGTGATTATCAATCTATAGAACAAGAATCAAATAGAAAATTTGTTAAAAAATGGGGTTTTAGAAAATCTCACCATAATGTAGTATATAATAAAAAAATTATTATTAATGTACCATTAGATGAAAATACAGTAGAAGTTTTAAAATGTTGGTTTAATGAAGGAGAAGATATTATTGTTGAAGTAAATAATAAATTTACTGAAGATGATTATAATTATATCCAACAACTAAATGATATTATAAAAGAAACAAACGATACTGGGGTTTTTGAATTAGGAAACTTAAAAGTAACAGTTAATTCTTTAGAAGAACAACAAAATAAATATATTAGACTATGATATTCAAGTTTTATAATAGAAACGATAGAAACCAAGAAACAATTGGTCGTATAATAACAACCTCAAGACTACAAGCAGCTAAAATATTTGCTGAACGTAAACAATTACCTCTAAAAGAATTCTTAAAAATATTTGGTGTAACAACTATCCTATGAAAAATTTTGGTAAAAATTTAAAAGTTCAACCTAAAAAACGAGAGTTGAACGAAAAAGATACGTTTATTGACCTTATCGATATTTTTGATAATTGTAATATGCGTACTGAGGAATTAGAGGGTAACTTTATGTTTAATATTTCATCTTATGATGAACCATTTTATATAATGGTAGAGAATTTATTTTTACTACATTATGGTGAATGGAAAACAGATATTATACTATGGTGGATTTATGATAGATTTAATGAAGAAGGTAAAGTATCACCTATTGAATTTAACGACCACGATACAAACACACAAGAAGAAGTATTAGTAGAAACACCAGAACAACTTTGGAACTTTTTAAAACGAATTGATAAATTAAAAAAATAAATATGGTTATAAGACATTGTACAGGGTGTGGAGAGCAAATCCACCCAAAACGTTTAGAAATTATGCCTAACACAACTCGTTGTGTTGCTTGTTCAACAGTACAGAAAAAAGGAGCAGTAACAATTATGAAAGGTGAAGGCGATCATACTTGGGTAGAAACAATTCATTTGGAACATGATGAATTTAAAAAGTACATGGAGGCAGAAAACAAACTACGTAAAAACAAAACCCCATTACTAGATACTCCAGAAATACAAACAGATCTTCCTTTTGGATTCAGTGAAACTAAATTAGAACCAGATGCCTAAAGCAAAACCACTATCTAAAGAAATGATAGTGGCGGCAATGAATAAAACAAAGTCTAATAAAGCCGCCGCTCGTTACTTGAATGTATCCTACATTCACTTTAAAAAATGGGCTAAACTTTACCAAGATGCCGAAACCGGTCAAGCACTATTTGACAAACACAAAAACCAATCAGGTAAAGGTATACCTAAGTTTTTAAGTAACGGTAATCCAAGAAAAGATTTTGCATTACTAGATTTAATTGAAGGTAGAATTGACCCATCATCTTTTAATCCAGCTAAAATTAAGTATCGCTTAATTCAAGAGGGTTATTTACAAGAGGAATGTACCTCGTGTGGTTTTCATGAACGTAGAGTACTGGATTATAAGATGCCCTTAATAATGAATTTTAAAGATGGTAACAAACAACATTACCGACTTGAAAACATTCAATTATTATGTTACAATTGTTATTATCTTCAAATTGGGGATTTATTTACAGGTAAACAACTTGAGGGTATGGAAGATCACGTATCTAAAAATGAATCACAAGTTGATTGGGAGGTAGATGATTATACTGCTCAACGATTAAAAGAATTAGGTTTATATGACTCAAAACCAGTGGATGATGGGTCTGAATTTATTTCTCGTTTTTAATATTTATAATCATGGTTAAAAAAATACCATTGCTGAAAAAGGGTAAGCATAAAAAACACGATGCTATTGTTAACGACTTTGAAAATCAAAAAAACAAACAATTAGAAAAATTAGCAACAAAGAGTTTGGTAGAGCAAGAAAAGCTTAGTAAATTGAAGGAAAAGAACATCAAAACAGATTTTTTTAAATTATTTTAACTATGGTAGCAGAAATTACAGTAAACAATTCAGATGAATTTCAGGAATTGGTAGATCAAAAGGACTTTAGAATATCTAAAGCAATTGTAGAAGGTATTTTAGACAATATTAATTCAAAGAAAAAATACGTTCACGTATTATCTGTTACTTGTCTTGAAGACGATGAGGTATATGATATTACAGTTGAGCGTAGACACTTTGCTGAAACATTAGAGGAAAATTTACCTTATTACATTAGAGAAGAACAATATGAGGATTGTCAGCGTATTGTAAGTACAATTAATGAGTTAAAAAATCCTACAGTTAAACGTAGAGGAAGACCAAAGAAATCTTAATTTAACTTGGCAAGTCAAAATCTTGTCATTATATTTACAACAAAAATAAATGTTATGAAAAATTTAATCACAGAAGAGTTCAAGACAAAGTTCAAAACAGCGTTTGCTCGTTTTATGAACATCACAATTGTAGCATCAACTTTGATTGCTGGTTTTGGATTGGGTTACTACTTTCAGGAATTGAAAATGAAACCACAAGCAGTAAACGAAACTATCTTGAATAAAGAAGTTAGAATTGCTGTTGACTCAGAAAACAAACTAATAATTATGGACCGCAAAACAGGTCAATATATTATTTATAGTGATTCTGTAGGTAGTGCTATCTTTAAAATGTATGCAGCTAAAATTGCATCACCTGTATCAACTAAATAATGAAAACTATGTTTGCTAAATTAAGAAATTGGTATTTTATTATCATCTTAGGAATTATTACTTTAATGTATTTTAATATTAATAGAAAGATTGATGAATTCGAAGACCGTTTAGATTTAGCAACAGGAACTATCTCACTCCAGATGTACGAGTCAATTGAACACTGGAGTGATAGTTTCAACATTCCTAAACACATTGCCTATAACGTAGCTTATCTTGAAACACGTTATAGAGGACCATTTGATTTTGATTATAATCCATACCAGAAATCATATGCTGGTGCTGTTGGTCCAATGCAAATTATTACTAGATGGGCTAGACCATATGTTAGAAAACGTTTGAGTGAAAAAGAATTAAAAACTAATATTGATTTGAACGTTAAAATTAGTATGCAAATGCTTCGTAAATGGCATTCAATTCACAGAGACTGGACATTGGCTTGTGGTGCATATAATTCAGGTAGTCCAATTAGAAATGATTATGCTGTTTATGCAACTAGCAATAAAGATTATAAAAGTAAATGGGAGAGACTTTAAACATAAAGCCATGTATGTATTGGCATGGCAGCAGCAAAATCTAAAAAAACATCAATAAGCGCTTCATCGCTTTACAAAGAAAAACCTAAGAAAACTCGTAAAGGTATTCACGCAAAGACTAAAATGTCTAAAAATAAGGGCTCTAAAAACTATGTTAAAGTATCAGTAGGTCAAGGTTAAAATGTCAAACACATCCCGTTACACTAGAAGTAGAAAACAAGCAAAAAAATTCAATAAACGAATTCAAGAAAATAATAAAGTTTTAAATAAATCAAAAAGTAATGAGTAAAACAAGCAACAACCAAAAGTTAGCAGTTCTGAAAATCTGGTTAGAAGAACAAAAACGCAAAGGAAAAATCAAAAAACAACCTACTTGGTTAAAGGAAATATTGGATGAAAATTAATGGAGGTGCTATCGAGTTTTTTCAAAGCATACCTGATGATTTATTAGCTGAAATAGCACTTCATGACAGGGAAGCTTTGGTAAGATTATGTGTAGCACTTTCTCTAGATATCCAACTTATGTATGAGGAAGCCGAGCGAATGAAAAAATCAAAGAAAAAGAAAAAAAGCTTGGCTTCCTAAATTCCTGTTCGTATATTCATGTCATAATAAAGGTTATGGCATTACACAGAATAATTGAAACACACAAAGTAAACATCTTAGGTCAAGAGATTACTTACACTAATAAGTTCCTTAAGTACTCTAAAAGCACATCTTATGGTTTCAAACCATCTAAGAGTTTAACTAGTCAAGGTGTTTATGTATTCAAATATACTTACGAACATCATTCCTTACCACCAACATTAGTTGTCCTCTCAGGTCAAAAGTACATTGTACCTACTTGGCAAAAAGTTCATTCTGAAACTACATTAGCTGATATTGAGTGGATTAAACCAGTTAAACCAGTTGAAGTACCAGTTGAAAAGAATGTTTGGAAATTTGAATCATCAAGCGATCCAGGACATTTTTATACTGTTAAACAATCAGGTTTAAAACTGAGCTGTAACTGTCCCGGAGTTTGGAGATCTAAAGAACGTAAATGTAAACACATTAAACAAGTAGAAAATGATAACAAATAAACGTCCTAAAAAAACTAAAATCGAAATCGATTTAATGGGTCCTGAGGGAAATGCTTTTGCTCTATTAGGTATTGCTAAGGATCTATGTCACAAAACAGGTATTGAATGGGAACCTGTTAAAAATGAAATGACAAGTGGTAATTATGAGAATCTAATTAATGTTTTGGATAGACATTTTGGTGATATAATAGTCATGTACCGGTAATTTGGCCTTTTGAAGGATTGTTCGTATATTCACGGTATGGAAGTAAAGGTTATGGAAAAAACAGAACGTAGAGGTAGGCCTGCTGAAGCACCTGCAGTAGTGTTAGACAAGTTTGAAAGAACATTTTATGAGTTTGCTAATGAACAGTATCAAAAAGAAGGTAGTAAAACTACTTGGTTCTATGATAAAAGCAAATTTTCAAACGGTCCTTACAAAGTAGAAGTAACTTATCCTAAAGGTTACAAACACGAGAAGGTTAAAGCAGAAAAAGGCAAAGCATATAATGGTCAACCTGTAGTAATGGTGTTCAAGACATCAGAACGTTCAAATGCCAAAACTAAAATAAAAGTATGGAATAATGAAAATATTGATTACATCATTTCAGCTCCCACACTACCAGGTGTTCCTGATAATGCTATTATTTTAGATGTAGCCGTAGGTGAAAGTTATATTGATTCTTTTAAATCTAAGTATTCTTTGTAATATTTATAATATATAAATTATGGCAACTAGAGGACAAATCGCTTATTTAGCAAACCCAAACACAATATTCTCAATTTACAACCATTATGATTCTTACCCAGAACATTTGGGTACAGCATTAACTTCTCACTTTAATTCAGACAGTGATGCAGAAGATGTAGTAATGAATGGTGGTGACATTAGATTCATTGATGATGATGGAACAGTAGATCGTTTTGATAAAGGTGGAGCTAAGCAAATCAAAGGTAAAGAACCAGAAGATTTATTTAACTATTTATATGGCCATTCAGATGGTTCTGGAGCAGATTATGTTTATGTTTGGTTAGAAGATAAATGGATTACTCTTCCCATGAATAAAGGTAGAGAATATTTTGTAGGTACTTTGCTTGACTCAATCAGAAAATCAGAACCAGCTATGGAAGCTAAAGACGAAATGAGTGAAGAAGAATTAAACGAAATATTCGTTCGCCAAATGAAATATAAAGCAGGTATTATAAAATAAATAAAATGAAAAAAGCAGATAATTTTGACGCAAAACAATGGTTGGTTGAAAATAAAATTACTTTTCAATCTCGTTTAAATGAAGAAGAAGGATCAGGAATACCTTCAGATGGAATGCATAACGTAATGTTATCTTACATCAGACCGGATGCTAGAGATACATACCCAAAAGATTATAATAAATACTTTATATTTTTAAGAGCCCAAGCCAAACCAATGTCAGGTCCTAATAAACCACAAATTTGGATGAGATTTTTAAAAGATTTAGTAAAGAATAAAGTAGTTTCAATGAATGATTTGATTGATTTTTCTGAAAAAGGATATAATAGTGGTGGACCTGATCTTGAAGGACTAGCAACTTATTTATTTAAACAAGGCACTCCTGATATTGTACAAAAAATAGATAACTTGTCTAAATCTAAATTAAATGAAAATGAAGATTTAACATCACAAATAGCAGCATTACCCGATTTCGAAACATCCCCAGACACAGAAGAAGCTACATTAATAGTTGGTAACTATGCTGTTGTTCACTATGATCAAACCGAAGAAGGAGGTGAAGACATGTATGTAGTATGGGACAATACTAGAAACCAAGACGAAATAGGTTCATATGATGATGAACCCGAATTCGAATCAGAAGATCCAGCTGAAGTAGCTGCTTTTTTGAAATCAAACTCATAATTTAGAATAATTCTAAATGAAAGAAAGGGGTGGCTTCGCTACCCCTCTTTCGTATATTGACAACATGATGAAAGAGCAAGACAA